TGGTCCACCACATTTTTTTATCTAGGGGTATAGCTCAGTTGGTAGAGCAGCGGTCTCCAAAACCGCGTGCCGAGGGTTCGAATCCTTCTGCCCCTGCCAGAGTGTTTTCTAAGTCGTAGACGTTTTGTCTGCGGCTTTTTTTGTTTATCTGCTACAAATTTTGCAGTATCAATTCGTATAAAGATACAAATTATTGGCAATTTATAAATAAAACTATTTACAAAATTATGATGTTGATTTAAGATATGAGTGTAGTTGCACCTCGCCAAACTCATGAGCGAATATTTTCTTCTTTGCGACAAAGAAAAATAGTCTTATTTACCTCAAATGGGAACATAATAGAATATAATAAAAGCAGTACCGAAATGCTTGGCACTGCTTCTAAGAAAGGAAATCCATATGATATACAAAATAACCTTGTTTGACGCCAACTTTCCCTCATGCACAAGCGGTACAGCTTCGTTTTTTACTGAGGATATCGACGAATTTGAACACAATTATTTTTCTGATGAAAATGTGGAATCTAACCAGCTTGAAGCGCAGAAACAACGCTATTTCCGCAGTAAGGCAGGGGAAATTGTCACCGACTATTACTCCGATGCCCCTGAGCTGAATATTTTTCAGTATGCAGAATATGGCACTATCGAAAAGCGAAAGACTTTTCATTACAAGGACAAGATCTTTGAGCTACACAACGGATATTTAATTCCTTGTCCTATATACGCCGCAGAAGCTATTGTCGAGCTGGCGCAGATAGCGTTTAAAAAGAACCCTGATGAGGAGGGTGAAAAGTATCTTGTGGCAAGATACTCATTGAGGGGAGTGTGCTGTAAAGACACTTTTGGGAGCAATAAGGATAAGTTCGAGGACTGCACCCCTTATGGAAATCCTATTATCAAGACCTGCTATCCTGAAAATCTGCCGTACAAAGGTGAAAAAGAAATCTATTCTGATTGCAAACTGTCAACATTTGCATGGGTGGAGCTGTATCAAAACTGTTTCAAGGGCGACCATGTCAACGGCTATGAGATAGAAGAGCCTACAGAAGAACAGCTTGCATGGATAATGCGTGATATTCCAGGGGAGGCAGGCTAGTCTGCAGTGATGACACTGCCTATATCAATGTCGTTTTCTCTGAGATATCGGTCAGCTATTTTCAACCATTTTTGTGTGCCGTCAGAGTTTTCGATCAAAACACTGCACATGAGTTCGCTGTCCTCCGGTATGCCCTCGCAGCCGTAATCCTCTTCACTTATGTCTATAACTTTGTATTTCATGCTTTCAAGACCTTTCCGGTGTGATATTGGTGATACTATAATTATAGCACGGCATTGATTTTTTTCAAGAGAAATATACTAAGCACGGCACATGACCGTGCTTTTTTGTTAGGTCGATTGTTAATAAAATGTAAAATATCTCTGCAACCTGTTGACTTGGAGCTAACTCCAGGTGGTACAATATAAGTAAGCTAAAGCTAAGAAAAATTATAAGTAAAACAGGAGGAAATGAAAATGTATCTTGAAAAAATAAACTCACCTGCTGACGTTAAAAAGCTCACTGTTGATGAAATGACAGCGCTGGCTGAGGAAATGAGAAAGGCTTTGCTTTTCAGACTCAGCAAGCATGGTGGACATTTTGGTCCTAACTTCGGCATGGTGGAAGCCACTATCGCAATGCACTATGTTTTTGAGTCCCCTAAGGACAAGATAGTTTTTGACGTTTCACATCAAAGCTATCCACATAAAATGCTCACAGGCAGAAAGGAGTCCTACCTTGACGCTGACAAGTTCGATGATATCTCAGGCTACACAAACCCAGAGGAGAGCGAGCATGACATTTTTACGGTTGGCCATACTTCCACTTCTGTGAGCCTTGCAAGCGGTCTTGCAAAGGCTAGAGATCTCAAGGGCGAGGAGGGCAATGTTATCGCTGTTATAGGCGACGGCTCTCTCAGCGGTGGCGAAGCTCTGGAGGGTATCGACTTTGCAGGGGAAATGGATACAAACTTCATAATCGTTGTGAACGATAACGATATGTCTATTGCAGAAAACCATGGCGGTATGTACAGAAATCTCAAGCTTCTTCGTGATACCGAGGGCAAGGCTGAATGTAACCTTTTCAAGGCAATGGGTCTTGACTATGTTTTCGTTAAGGACGGCAACGATATCCCTTCGCTTATTGAGGCTTTTGAGGGCGTGAAGGACAGCAAAAAGCCAGTTGTCGTTCACATTGTAACACAAAAGGGCAAGGGCTATGCTCCTGCGGAAAAGGATAAGGAAACATGGCACTGGCATATGCCGTTCGACCCTGAAACAGGCAAGTCCCTTTACAATTCTGAGGGCGAGGATTACGGAACTGTTACCTGTAATTATCTTCTTGAGAAAATGCAGGCTGACAAGTCCGTGTGTGCTATAACCTCCGCTACTCCGACGGTTTTCGGCTTCACTCCTGATGTCAGAAAGAAAGCAGGCAAGCAGTTTATGGACGTGGGCATTGCAGAGGAACACGCAATGGCACTTGCCTCAGGTATAGCAAAGAACGATGGAAAGCCTTTCTACGGCGTTTACAGCTCGTTCTTACAGCGTACTTACGACCAGCTTTCTCAGGACGTTTGCATAAATAAAAGCCCTGTTACAATAGCTGTTTTTGCGGCTTCGGTTTACGGCATGAGTGACGTTACTCACCTTGGAATTTACGATATACCGATGATATCAAATATCCCTGAGCTTGTTTATCTTGCACCTGTAACAAAGGAAGAATATCTTGCAATGCTGGATTGGTCCCTTGAACAGAACGAACACCCTGTTGCAATAAGAGTTCCTGCAAGCCTTGTTTCAGACGGCAAGTCTTTCACAAAGGATCTTTCAAAGCTCGACAAGTATGAGATCACACAGCAGGGAAGTCAGGTGGCTGTTATCGCACTTGGCTCATTCTACGGCTTGGGCGTTGAAGCCGCAAAGCTTATCGAGGAAAAAACAGGTGTCAAGGCTACTGTAATAAACCCTTACTACATCACAGGCATTGACAAGGAAATGCTTGAAAGCCTTAAGGCTGACCACAAGACCGTTATCACTCTTGAGGACGGCGTTCTTGAGGGCGGCTTTGGCGAGAAGATAGCAAGATTTTATGGCGACAGTAACGTAAAGACCCTTTGCTTTGGTCTTGAAAAGAAATTCTATGACCGCTATGACCCTGCCGAGGTGCTGAAAGAAAATCATCTTACCCCTGAGCAGATAGCCGAGGACGTTATAAAAACTCTTTGATCTTTGAGGTGACAATATGAAAAATATACTTGTTATATCCGCAAGCCCTAGAAAGGGCGGAAATTCCGACGTGCTTTGCGATGAGTTCATAAAGGGTGCACAGCAGGCAGGACACAAGGTGGAAAAAATATTTCTTAGGAACTTTAAGGTGAACTACTGCACAGGCTGCGGCGTTTGCAACAGCACTCACAAGTGCGTGCAGAAAGACGATATGGCGGAGATAATGGACAAAATGGTGAACGCTGACGTTATCGTTTTTGCAACGCCTGTTTATTTCTACACCATGGACGCTCAGCTCAAGACACTCATTGACAGAACAGTGCCGAGATACACTGAAATGGTAAACAAAGAAGTGTATTATATACTCACTGCGGCTGATACCAATGCCGCTAACCTTGAAAAGACAGTTGAGAGCATAAGGGGATTTACTCTTGACTGTCTTGACGGGGCAGTTGAAAAGGGTATCCTTTACGGCACAGGCGTGTGGGACAAGGGCGAAGTGCAGAGCAGTGCACACATGAAAACCGCTTACGAAATGGGACTTCATTCATAAAATCCATTTGGAAGAGAGCTTGCTTTGGCAGGCTCTTTTTTCTTGATTAAAAATGCAAATCGTGATATACTATAATAAGTTTAGAAACATCAAGGAGAGAGAAAAATGCTATTTAGTGAAGAAGCTATCGGCTTTTTGTTTGAAAATCATACGAGAGATAGTAAGGAATGGTTCAAGGAGCATAAGGCGGATTATCACAGGCTCATAGAAGAGCCTTTTGCGGAGCTTATCACTGCGCTCACGCCTATAATGAACGATATCGACAGCAGGATAGTATGCAACCCGAAAAAGATATCAAGGCTTTACAAAGACGCACGTTACAACAAGGGCGGACCCATATTCAGAGAGAGCGTGTGGTGTTCTTTGAAATGCCAGCGTGACAAAAGTGATGTTTGACAAGCAAAATCCAAAAAACTGACAAGCAAAACGCAAAAAAGTGATGAAATGTTTCAACAAAACGAAACACTCATCACTTTTTTTGAATTATCGAGAATTTTTGAAACGTATTTTTTACAGCTCTAAAATGTCATTTAAATCGCATTTTAAAAATCTGCAAATCAGCTCAAGATGTGAAAATTTGAAACCGACAGCGATGTTATTGCAAAGCTGTGAGATTGTGGACGGTCTGATGCCTGTCGCCTGCGCAAGTTCAGCCTGAGTAATGCCCCTGGAATTAAGCAAAGCCCTTAATTTTACTCTCATGATTACCTCCGGTATGTTTTTTACAACATAAATAACGAAATCCGTTATTTATTCTCTAAAAAAAATACTAGAAATTTGTGATTATTACCTCTTTGAAATCACCTGATGAAAGACTGTTATTGCGGGTGACCGCCTGAATATTGTAGTCTTTATACAGGTCTCTCACATACTTGTCATCGTTGTACGACAGTACAAATCTGCCCTTGATCTGGTGAAGAACTCTGCAGAGCCGCTCATGGTCATCCTCGGTAAATTTAACAGTGTAATGCCGCTCTGTCTTGTGGTATGGAGGGTCGCAGTAGAATAAAGCTTTCTCACGGTCGTATACCTTGATAAGATCCTCAAAATCTTTGTTTTCGATCACTACTCCATCCAGTCTTGCCTCGATATCTGCGAAATTATCTGTGTTAAGCCGCTTTTTGTTGCAGCCGAACGTTCTCAGACTTGCTCCGAAGCCTGTCTTGACAAGCACATAGAACATAGCAGCCCGCTGAATGTCTGTAAATCCGGTTACAGATATGCGCTCACGGCAGTCAAGGAACATTTCCCGGCTGTTTAAATAGTATTTTATCTCCTTTTTAAGCTCATCAGAATGATATTTTAAGCATCTGAAAAAGTTGACCAAATCACTGTTGGCGTCATTATAGATCTCTAGATCAGCGTGTTTGCCTTTTGCAAAAAGTATAGACCCGCCTCCGCCGAATACATCGATAAATCTGTTGTAGCTTTCTGTAGGCGGGAAAGACTTGATGATCTTACTTTTAAGCTGGCTCTTTCCACCAATCCATGGTATTGGACTTTTCATAAATATGACCTCCTTTTAATATAGTATACAGCTCCGAGCGGATTGCCCGGAGCTGTTACTTTTAAATCTTTTTAAGCCAATCAGCAACAACATAATAATGCTTGCGACCAAGCTTGATTTTTCTCCAGTAGTGACCGTGATGAAATTCATAAAAATCATCAGCGACTTTTACTGGAGTATTATCTTCGAGAACGCCAACGATCGTTCCGGCGGTGAAGTTGCAATCGCTCCTGTAATTAAGCCTAGTGACTGTCACCATTTGGCTGTATGATGTTTCTTTTGTATCCATAAGCTACTCCTTTACTTTATCGTTGCAGACAGCTTTTTAATAAATTTGGTCCCCGCAATACCGTTCTGAGTATAGCCCCACTTTTTCAACAGAGCATTGACCGCCTTTAGGGTACCGTCTCCGAACGTGCCGTTGTTGTCAAGTTTGTACCCTGCCAGCATAAGGAGCTGTTTCAGTGCAAGAACTCCATCGGATTTATCACCTTTCTTAAAGCCCGAACTGTCAAGTACCTTAGACGTGCTTGTGTTAGTAGCCTTAAACCCGTTAAGCCCCTTAGCCTTTATCACAGATGGGTAATCCACATAGCAGTAATCCATGTCTACCGGCACGGAAACACCGCTGACCTTGCCCGTTGAGCTGTACTGCCACATACCGTATGTGCCGCCGTAGTTGCACTTGCTGTTGTATTCTGCAATCCACAGTGCATAGCGTCTTGCGACATCATTTGTTATGTAAGTCTGGAGCGGACTGCGGCTGATATACAGACCTGCGAAGTAGCCTGCTTCCTCCAGCGCAGTGCAAAAAGTTTTTACCATGTCGGAGCATACCGTTTTACCGCGTGCAAAAGCTTTCTGCCACTCCAGATCAAAGTAAATCGGGTATTCAAAAGTTTTGCCCTTGATGTAATCGAGACAAAGAACTGCGTCCTGTTTCGCACCGGATACCGTTGTCTGCCATGTATAGTAATATGCGCCGACGTCAAGCCCAGCTGCCTTTGCATTTTTGTAATGCGTTTCAAAAAGCGGGTCTTTTACTACACAGTTCTTCGTGTGATCCCAGTTATTGCATCTGATAATAACAAAACTGTAGCCCGCCGCTTTGACCTTTGCGAAATCTACGTTTGTCTGATACATAGAAACATCAATGCCTTTAATTGTCGCTGCCATGATAATTATCCTCCTTGTTATTTTTATAGTTTTTCTGATACTGCGTACCGAAATAGAACGATATCACCACAGTAAACACCGTGATGAACTGTTCTGCAGTTATCGTGCGGCGAAGTGCCAACACGCAGAACACCGCTGTCAGCAGTATCGTCACGATAGACTTGACGTCAATGAGTTTTGCAAGTTTGTTTTTCATGTTGTTCAGTCCTCCAAACAAATAGCTTTGCCGCACAAATATTTCTTATCAGTGTCAACAATTTTCATAGTGTTGTACTGAAGTGGTGCTTTAACCATCATATACACGTCGCTGAAAATCGCTCCTGTTGTGCTGTCTATTACTGGAACAAGATAAGCCTTTCTTGTGCTGTCAACCTCTGCTGTGAACGTTGCTTCCTCGGATATGCCGCTATCTGTTGCAACAATATATGAATTATCATCATTTACATATATACAGCCAGTTGTTGTCGAGCCGTCAAGCAATGTGATTTCTCCAACATAAAGGTTATAAAAGCGTGGTTCTCTTGAGCCACTTGAACCCGAATAGGCACATATACAAATACCTTTATCTGTCTTTCCAACTGAGATTGTACAATGTCCACCAACTGTGAATTGAACGCGCTTCGTTCCATTCGGGGTGATTAAGTTTATTCCCAGATAGCTTTGATTGTTAGCAAAGTAATCGATTTTAATGTAACTGTTGCCAGTGAAATAATAGTTACCGTAAGTTGACGTAAGACTTGAAGTCTCGTTAACACTCGAGTTACTTTTCCACGTATAAGCCGACAGAATTGTATTAAGCGCAGATATAAAAATACTAGGATTTGAATCACCGCTTGTAAGACCGGCATCTTTTAATAGCGTTGTATGTTCAATCATTTTCCACGCCCCCCTTAATCTTTTAATGCAAGTGTTTTTCCGCAAAGGAAAATGCCCTGTCCGTCAACGTCCATAGTGTTATACTGTAGCGGCGAATATCTCATTATAAAAATATCTCTGAAAATATCGCCCGTTGTAGTATTCACCGCTGGAATTAAAACTGCTTTTCTATCTGCGTTAATGGTTGAGCCTATCGCATTCTCTTCTGAAATTCCTTCGTCTGTTGCAATAGTCAGATTTCCGTTATCATCTGAATATATACAACCTTGTGCTGTTGTTCCGTCAAGCTTTGTAATTTCTCCGACATAAAATTTATAGTCTAAATTATCATCATACCCACTAGATGAAGATGATAATTGAAATGCAAATCCTTTTGACGTTTTAGTGAAGCACCATGTTACATACATATTAGTTAAGTCTCTGCTATACAGCGTCTTTGTACCAAATGTGCCACATACGATCACGTTAAATTTTGCATATGTGCGTCCTATATTTTCACCAGCTAGTCTTAAATATAGGTTATCTGTAATATAGCAATCGTCCGTATACCCATCACTAGACCTTACAGTTTTTATCCAGTCATATGAGTTATCAATATCAGTAAATACTTGCGAATACATATCATAGCCGCCGTGATTATTATCTTTTTGTTTACCGCTTATTGTCGTTATCGCCATTACTCAGTCACCTCCGTTGCTGTTCCTATAACTGGTGTTACTGCTGCGCCATAAGCAGCAGCGTAGGCCGTGCCTACTGGGACGCTCTGTCCGCTCGCCATATCGGGTATAGTGTCGATAATATCCATATTGCCGTTGAAGTCCTCAATGCTGAACCTGTCCAATCTGTCGGGCTTTTTAAGTCCGAGATTTTCCGTGAAACTAGCCAACTATACTTCCCCCTTCCGCATTTTTGCCGACTATGAGATAGTATACCTTGAAAGCGTATGTTCCGCCCTGGTCTGAGGTGTGCTCAAGGTATGCCTCCCAGTCGATGTCCCTGCCGTTGCTTGCGACTTTGTATTGAAAACTCTGCGACTTGAAGTGCTTTTTGCCCCAGTCACACACCATAAACACCGCAGGGTTAGTGACCCCCGAGGGTATCATGCCTGTGCGTGTATTGTATGACCACTGTGAGCCGTTGTCGGCGTTGACCTTCATATTCACCGTGAAAGACCCCCACCGCATATACAGTGGGTAGAGCCTGTTCACAAGACTTACTATCTGCGCCGCTGTCTTTGCACGAAACACCGCTGTACCGCCGTCTAAAAGCTCGTCCGTCTGTTCGCCCGAGTACCGCAGCTCATACTCCTCCTCGCCGACTATTTCTTCAAGTGCCGCCACTCTCGCCGTAAGCTGCTGGATAAGCTCCTCGGTGGTGGGCGTTGTCTGACCTGTGTCTGCTGTATCGGCAGTTTTCTCCGCCTGCGTATCAGCTACAGTTGTTATCTCGTTCTCGTCCATAATCTCGCCTCCTAAAGCTGTTCTTCCACCGACAGACCCACCGCAGAAATATCGGCTGAAAGTCCGCCGTCAAAATTGAATCCTATGTTAGTTATTGGTATATCGTAGCTTTCGCCGCTTTCGCTGACGTATGTTATCACGTCCCCGACGTCAAATCGTGGGTCGCCAAGGCGGTGAAAAAGCTCCGTTGTATACCACGAAAAGCCGCCTATCCTATGCCACAATGACCGCAGCAGCGACATTGTCATATATGGATTTTCAAACTCCAGCACACGCCCTGCCGAGCCTGTGGTATTGCCCAGCCGCAGAGTTTCGCTGTCGCTGACCTTACAGACAATGCCTGCCAAAACATTCGGACGTTCTCCCAGTGTTGGCAGGTCGATAGTGTTGTTGTCCAGTATCTTCACGCTCGAGCCGTACCATTTGCGGACGTATCTGCCGTATCGGTCAACAAAACCGAACTCGCCTTGTGCCGAAGCTATGTAACTGAGCATCTGCCGCATTGTGGTGTCTTTGGGTATAGAGCTTATTTTGAAGTCGAAGTTTGCAGTTTTCAGCCTTATGTGACCCTTGCCGTAAAGCCTTGCACCGCCCTTTACACGGAGCTTTGCAGGGATGGTGTAGTCGTTGCCGTTTTGCAGTCCAAGCTGCTTGCATATGTCGTCCTCGACAGCCTTTGACCACGCAGGTAGCTTGACCTTTGGCACATAGGTCTTGTCGGAGAAGTAAAGCCTATCCGCAAAAGTGACCTCAGTATTTCCGCCCGACTTTTTCGATTTCACGCAGGTGAACCGCCCCAGAGGTATTCTCTCTCCGTCAAGCACCTCTCCAAGCTTGCTTATCTGCTCCACTGTCAGCTTTGAAAGTTCTGCGTAGGTGTAGGCTTCTAGGGTGGAGTAGGTGGTAAATGCCGAACTGTTTTTCATATACAAACTGAAAACATACTCATTCCCAAGATACTTAGTTCCGTCGTCAACAAGCTCTGCCGTCACACTTTGAGAACAGACAGCTCCAAGCTCTATATCATCACTCAGAGATGTTGATTGAATGTCCGTCTGAACGTTCTGAATGCCATCATATGCCACAGGTGCTTCACTCTGAGCGTCCTCTATCCACATACCCCACAAGGCTTTGTAATTCTCTATCCTGCTTGTTATCTCATTGCTTGCTATGGTGTACATATGCCCTCCTAACGTTCTGCAAATGTGACAGTACAGCTCTTGTAATACTCACCACCGTCAAGTCTGACAAGCCCCTGCGGTACATAGTCGCTTGCGTTGGCGGATATAGAATAATACTTGCCATTGTGCCAAAACTCCAGCTCTGCAAAATCGGGTCCGTCCTCGATAAGGGATTGTATCTCGGCTGAATCTGCGACAGGAAGCATTGTCCACTTGCAGGGCAGTTTGTATTTGCAGAACTTTCTTGCACCCACAAACAGACCTGTTGTATTCACTCGTCCTGAACCTGCCGTCCATTCGTAACAGTTTACAGGACTCCAGCTATCAGGGTCAGGGTCTGTCACCCACACGCCATTTATCTTTAGCAATGTTCCTGTCAAAATGCATTCACTCCCGTCTTACGTTTATACTGATTGTTGCTGTCCTGCATACACTTGAAAAGCACCTTGCTGTCAACTGTTCCGAAGAACACAGGGTCATAAGCTTTCAGCCAATCAAGTATAGCGTTCAGCACCCTTAACACCTCGTCAAGCTTGCCGTTATCAAGCATACCTTGCAGTTTGCTCAGAGGTGAGATCACCTCCGGGTCTGCCTTTGCGTTCCTGTTATCGCCCACCATTGCAAGGGTCGGTGCTGTCGCAAGTCCGCCCGTGGCAAGCTTTGGTATCTCAGGTATGCTTATTGTATCAAGATCAAAGCCGAAGGTTTCTCCGCCTATGCCAGGCACCCAATCAGGCACATCAAAACTCAGGCTGTTAATGCCGTCGATTATCCAGTTGACCGCACTTTCAATAGCACTGGTCATTTTGTTTACTGCACCGATAATTAGGTTTATAGGTGCTTTCACAACGCTGTAAAGCGTATCCCACACGCCTTTAAAGATCTTCTTTACACCCTGCCAAGCCTTCTTCCAGCTACCTGTGAAAATGCCTTTTACGAACATTATAATGCCGTTGAGAATGGTCTTTACGCCTCCGAAAGCGTCTGAAAAGGTCTTTTTGAACCACTTGCCTATGCCTTTGAAAACGCCCTTGACAGCGTTAAGAAGCTTTGTGAAGATCTCCTTTATCTTTGCAATACCCTCAGATACGGCATTATACAGACCTTGTATGATATATCCGCCCATTTCAGCCATGACCTTACTAGGGCTGTGAATACCAAAACAGTTCTTGAAGCCCTCAATAAATGGTGTAAGAACATGGTCATAAAGCCAAGTGCCTATGCCCTTGAAAGCGTCAACAATACCTGTGAAAAGCCCCTCAACGATATTACCACCACAGTCCTGTATCTTCTCTGTAAAGTAGTCACGGATACTGAAAACAGCGTCCTTGATAAAGCCCCACAGCACCGATACCGCACCGCCTATAGCTGAGCCTATGGCCTTGAAAAGCTTTGTGGCAATACCGCTCCAATCTATTGTAGAAATGAACGTCCACAGCTTTTCGCCTATGCCCTGCCAGTTTACAGTTTGCAGGAAGTTTATTGCCGTATCAAGCAGACCTTTCACGCCCTCAGAGATAGTCGTTCCTGCCTTGCCCCAATCAATCTCATCAAACCAGCCGTTCACAGAAGTGCCTATGGACGAGCCAAAGCCCGACCAATCAAAGGTGGTAACGAACGAATAAAGATAGTCGATGATAGCTTGCCATTTTGAAGCAAGGGTCTTGCCGATAAGCGACCAATTCGTTTTCTTTATACCGCCGTTAAGAAAATTAGCCGTACCCTTGCCGAAGCCTGCCCAATCGAACTTCTTCATAAAGCGGTATCCTGCGCCAAAAATTGTGTTTATGCCTCCGCCGAAGCTGTCACCAAGTCCTGTCCAATCAACGCCGTTTATAACGCTGTTCAGACCGTCTGTAAGCTTATCCACAAAGCTATTCAGCTTTTTCTGAATACCGTCCCAGTTGATGTATGCGAAAGCTCCGTTGACCTTTTCAGCCACAAGAGAGCCAACTCCTGCCCAATCGCCCGACTTAATGGCGTCTTTCATACGCTCCGCCCAATCAGGAAGCTGAACGTTGTCGCCGTTTATGGCTGAGTAATCAATGCCGCCCTCTGAACTGTCTGTATCGGACTTGCTCTGATCCGGTGCAACTCTTACAACGTCAAAGTCTGCAAGGTAAGTGTCCTGAGTTTTCTTTATCTTCTCCGCTGACTTCTGAGCCTGCTTTGTCGCCTGCAAGGACTTCTGATAGGTGGTGCCGAAAAGCTCAGAGATAAACGCCGCCACAGTTTTTGTCGCCGTCGCTACGCCCGCCATAAGCGTATTGAGATACGGCATTACTGTGTTCATTATCGGTGTGAAAGCTATGGTGAGGTTTGCTTTTATTTCGTTTAAGGACTTGGCAAATTCTTCGTTGCCTGAAACAGCGTTTGCAACAGCGGAACGTATTCCTTTCAGCAAAACAAGCACGCCTGCCATTAAGAACACTCTTTTTGCCGCAGATTTGAGCGAATGTGTAAACTTGCTCAGCGGTTTTGAAGTGCTGTCGATAGTTGTTTTAAGCCTGCTGAATTTGGATTTAACTGCGTCAACAGCCTTCGAGCCTGCCGAACGCATTGTCTTGAAAGCTCCCACAAGTGTAGTCTTTATGGTTTTGCCTGCAAATGAAGCGACTTTTTTTAGTTTCTCAATAGCAGTTGTCCCTGTTTTTCCGCAGTTGCTAAATGTTTCCTCATATTCGCTAAGTTTTGTTTGAGTTTTATCTATAACTCCCTGCTGACTTATAAGCTTACTTTCAACGCCATTAAGTTCTGAAACTATCTTTGCAGCTTCTTCGTCTGAACTAGCGTTTGCAAGAGCAGCTTGTAGCTCTTTATACTTAGCCTGCAACAGGCTCATTTTTTCTGTTGCATTTTCGAGTTGGAGATTAAGCCTTTCAAATTCACTTTCAGGTATTTCAAAATCACCAAAGCTCTCTGTCGCTGTTTTAGCCGCCTCGTCAGCTTTTGCCGTAATTTGCTGAGCGATATCATCAACCTCAGCCTCTATCTTATCAGGGTCATACTCAGGATTGTAATGTATCTGCACAACTTTAGGCTTGATGTTTTCGATTTGATCGGTGGTGTTTTTTATATACTCATTGGCTTTATCAATTTCAGACACCACCTTTGCAGTAGCCTCCTGCATACTCTTCTGAGCGATCTCCGACGCACTGCCAAAGCCCTTGTCTATGGCTTTAGCGGTCTTATCCATAGCGTTCTCAACAGCTTTCTCTGCCTGCTCTACTGGCTTTGAAAAGCCGTTCTGTATGCTTGCAGATATCTTGTCAAGCTGCTCCTGCACCTTGTTTTTTATCACAAGGTCAAGAGATATAACACCAACACTTGCTCCGTCTGCCATTACTTATCACCTGCCTTTCCGAACATTCCCTTGAACAGCCTTTCAAAGTATCTCGCAGTTTCAAGCTTGTCCTGCTCTGTGAACGTTTCTCTTGCTTTCTGACTTCTGAACGCCGTCCACTCTGAGCGTATCTGCTTTTCATACCTGTCGAACTTCTTTATGATATCCTTGTTGTCTTCGCTCCTGATACGAACTATCTGACCCAGTGGTGTATCGTGCATAATCCCTGCAACGAGCCTGTACCAATCGCTGTAATGCAGATTTTCCTGCTCTGAGGGCAGGATATTGTACTGCTTTGCAATGGATTGTATGATAAGCTCTCGGTCATAGTCAAGATCGTACCAGCTTTCTTCAAACTTACTCTGCGTTTTCCTGCGGAAATCGAGCCTCTGTCTTTTCTGTGTCCTCGCCTGTTACCGCTGAGATAACAAGAGTGAAAAGCTGCTGATATGCCGCCCAAGGCATATTCATTGCCTCTATCTCCTTGTAGTCCTTTGGTGCGAACGCAAGCTTGAAAACCTCGTCTATCATATCAAGGTCTTTCTTTTCAGCGTTCTTGTCGCAGATGTCAAGTATCTTCCTGACAGTTTTCTGCCTGTCGTCCACAGGGTAGACCTTGTCGCCTACTCTTATCTCAGGTGTACCTGTAAGAAGCTTGCTGTCGAGTGTATACACCTTTGCCATAGTTATTATCCTTTCTGATATATAAAATTAGGAGAGCGCTTTGAACGCTCCCCTGTTTTGTCTGTGTTATTACGCTGTCGCCTCTGTAAACTCAGGCT